GGAGAGGTGGGGAGACGGATCTTGGCATAATGCTGGCCAGGGGTTATTCCCGCAGGTACGGGAAGAGGTGTCCCGCCTTGCACCAGGCTGAGCGGCTCTGTTACACCCGCAGGTACGGGGAGAGGTGTATGAGCTACGCCGTAGTGGAGGATATTGGCACATCAGGACCTGCTTTGGAGGCGATGATCCCCTCAGGAGGGAGCCAGGGGCAGGTTCTATGTGTGCTATACTCCACTCCAGGAGGTGATCAATGCCGCTGTACGAGGTTGTGGTACTGGAAAAACCAACGGAGTCCGAGAGGAGAGAAGGCAAGCTGGAGAGAATTGTCTCCGGACCCGAGCTGGTTGTCGCTCCAGATACCCAGGCCGCTGTACTATCTGTGATTCTTGGAGGGAAGAATCTCGCTGTGGACCTGAGCCGTGCCCAGGTACTCGTCCGGCCTTTTGTCACTCCTACCCCATCCGGGAGTGTATCGGAGTCTGGAAGGCCCTCCTGTCCCTACGACTGGCCTAGTGGCACGGTAGTTCCCTATCACCCGAGTACCATCTCTACCTCCATTACAGGTACAGGAATAACTAGTTGCCTGGATAACTCCATCTACACGTTCTCCGAATTACAGGAATCTACTTGACTGGCAGTGGAGTATCCTTGAGGGAGGGACTGGCTATGCCCCCTACAACCGCCTTAACATTCTGCGGGGCCAAGCAGTGTTACGGGCTGCTTCTGGCCCCCTATACCAGTCCAGATCCTGGCACTGGGACATGGAAGCCCTGTTCAGACTTCCCAATCTTTGCTGAGTGGTTGCCAGCTTCAACTCCTACCTTCCGTATCACTCCTCCTGCAACGACGAAGAGGGAGCAGTAATCCGGTCAGGTGTTTATTTTCTCTCCTGCAGACACCTGTGAAGCAGGAAGCCAGCTTCATTCCTGTTGAGCAGGAATAAGTAAGTCTGGCGGAACGGTCTACCCGGAAGATAAATCCAGAGTCTTGACTATACTTCTTGATTCAGCCTCCCTTTACACTAGACTCGTTCGGGTAAAGGAAGAGGCCAAGAACCGGCTGAAACAGATTGAGTACTTCAAGCACAAAAGGAAGAAAGCCATGAGAGACAGAATGTTTCCATTGGGAGCACCCTGGGAAGGGACCTGGACCAGGTCTAGGCATAGAGACCTCCCAGAGGAGCCATTGACCCCTCCAGACCCAGGCCCAGAACCTACGGAGGAGGAGGAAATGGAGGAGTGGATGGAGACTATCACTCCAGGAGCCCCTCCTGAGGCTGGAGAGGTAGCTTACCATCTGGTACAGGTATTCCCGGAACTCAGTGTGGAGTATTCAGACCCCTCCGGAGTCATCCTGTACGTTCCCGGCCAGGACCCCTCCCTTCCGGAGGACATCACCCGATACCTCAACGGAAAGAGGCGGTTCCCAGGTGTGAATCCCCGTTTTGAGCCGGATACGTCCGGAGAGGGGCAACTTCTCTATGTGGAGCCTAACCGGCCCGTAAAAAAGCCGTCTGTCCTGACTCCTAGCGACCGGAAGCACCTGTCCAGCAGGGCCATTCCAGGATGGACAAAGGGCGTTGCTGTATATCAGGCCCGGAAGCTGTGCCCTGAGCACAGGGAAGTCCTGGATAGGACAGCACGGGAGGTCTCCGGAAAGATGCTGGGGACATGTTGGCCATACCTGCCTGTTAAGGTTCAGAGATCCCTCACTGCGGCCTACAGGTCAGCTATTGAGGAGGAGGAAGAGATGGAAGACTATACGGGGACTATTGAGAGCGTCGTGAACGGGGGCTCTGTTTTCCTTCTCCTTATCCGGGATGAGGAGGGGCGCCTGCATCACTTGCCTGTAGGCCACCATCAATACCACGATATTCGTGAGGCGGAGGGAAATATTATCGGCAGAACGATCCAGGTAAGCGGCCCTGAGTGGCAGGAATTCATTGAATTCCTGTAGGATAGGAGGCGATACCGATGAGCATGAGTGGGGCGAGAACATTTTCCTCTGTCACTATCCCTGCTGGAGGGAGTCTCTCGTCCGTCGTGGATCTCAGCGGGGCAAGTCTTGCCGGGATTATCCTGCCCTCCAATTGGATCCCTGCTCCTATCACCTTCCGGGTTGGGATGAGTCTGACGGGTCTCGCCAACCTGGTGTCCACGGCTGGGACTGAGATTTCTTATACGGTAGCGCCTGGGCAAGCCTTTCTGGTGAATCCATGGGATTGGGCAGGAGCCGGTTTTCTTCAGATTCGGAGCGGCCCCTCTGCGTCTCCAGTTACCCAGACGAATGCAGTGACGGTGTATCTGATCCTCTGGGGATAAGATGGCTGGTGGATTGAACTCAAATCCTTTTCGTCTCCAGCACTGGGTTCCCCACAGAGGTCCCTCCAAGGCAGTGCTATCCCAGTTGCACTTAAAGCCCCTGGGGACAATTGGGGGCTTCCAAGTGGACAAGGTGGATGGGAGCAGAATCAGGGACCTGCTCGATGTGGATTTCACAAGCGGAGGGTCCGCAGGGAGGTACAGGTACATCCCCGAGGGTCATATCTGGATTGACGACGGCCTAACCCCAGAAGATGTGGCCCCAACCATTGTGCACGAGATTGTGGAGTATAGCCTGATGCAGGAGGGCGCATCCTATTCGGATGCACACGATATGGCCGCAGAGGTGGAAATGGATATGAGGTCCGGCAGGAACGGCGGACCTCCCATTCAAGAGGCTAAGGAGTTCCTGGATAATCTGTAGCGGAGCGCCCAGTGATCATCAAGTGTCTCAGCTATCTGGAGGCTCTCCAGTCCGAGCACACGCAGGATGAGGCCTGTCTATGGATCTACGAGGATGCCCCGCTTCCGGATTCGGACTACAGGAACCTCTTCCTGGGCTTCTATCCCCTCCGTTATCCTCCCAATGTTACCGCCCAGCAGATAGAGGACGTCCGGTCCTTCCTATGCTCCTTCCGCTACATCCCCATTCTTCTGGTTTGCTGCGAGAGCGGTTATATCCGGGCTCCTGCCTTGGGGATGGCCGCAGCCCAAATTCTCTCCGATGCCTGGGCATTCCACCATCTGTACAAGGAATATCAATGCAGCTACGACCGAAATCTCTTTAATGCCTTCGCCTATGGCCCCCAAAAACCTGTGGTACACTCCACCTAGGAGGGTTCTTCGGTGAGCCGAACCCGAATCAGCTTGGGTGAGGGGTTTGTCCGGGAATTACACCTCTCCCGTATGCCTCTGTTCAAGGGAACGAAAGTCCATCTCACGGTCGTTTTGTCCGAGTTGGGAGATATGCCTTCCGATGCCTTCCTGCTGGTGGACCTGAGCAATTACCATGTGCAAGTTCTGCCTCCGGAACCACCCCCGTACGGTCCCTCTTCTTCTGCCAAACCTAAGATGACCCGAAATCTCTGTGTAGATGCGGTATGAAAGAACTACTAGAGTGTCTGGAGGAACAATCAAAGGAACTTGGCCTGGAAGTGAAAGGAGAGGCTGGGACTCCAGCGACTCTCGTCCTGGGGGAGGAGGTGTGGGAGACGCCGTTTTTGCTGCCTAAAGACCTGCAGAGTTCGGATCCCGTTCGGGGTATTGTCCTTCGCCACCTCTTTAATCTCCTGCTCCCTATGGAGATTGATACCTATCTGGGTGCGGACGTGATTACACCTGGTTTGGACTCCATCCAGAGGGAAGCACGCTCCTTCTTCGGGCCCAGTCTCTATAGGGATTTCCTGCTCACGACAGCCCTGCATGTCTTAGCTATCTCTATTACCCTTTCTAATGCACTGGAGAGGCCTCTAGTGCAGGGACCGATGAACTGAGGTGGGCCATGAGCCGTACATTTTGTTTCCTTTGGCTAGTCTTTCTCACTGTTCTCCTCTTCCTGGACTCCTGGGTATGGGCTGATACGCGTCATACCATAGCTCTGGTAGCTGTTATTATGGAATCCATGGCTATTGGCTTGATTCTTCTGGTTATGGTCGGGCAGCGAAAGAAATAGACTGTCCTGGAAAGGAGGTGGCTCCTAGGCTTATCTTTCTCTTTCACGCCCTATATCTAGCTGGCAGAGGGGGAGAGGAGTGGTTCCTCTCCCCCTCGTGTTATTCTCTCTAGTGAAAGGAGAGAATAGATAGAATGAAAAAGAAAGGGAATGAGGTAACGAAACCAGTCTTCGGGCTCCAGGAGGCCCGTAGCAGAACTATTCCTGCTTCTGTGATAGGTGTAGATCCTGGGCCTACACAATCCGCCTTTGTGGTGATTGATACGGCTACGGGCACTATTCCTCTCCATGGAATCCACCCCAATTCGGAAATCCTTTCCATCTTGCGGGACTTCCCCTCGCACGACTGCTCGCATCTCTCGATTGAGATGGTCTCGAATTACGGGATGAGGGTGGGGTGGGAAACCTTTGAGACGGTTTATTGGATTGGCCGGTTTGCTGAGGCATGGAGGAGCGAGGAAACACTCGCGAGGCTGTATAGGGTACAGGCCAGGCTTCATCTCTGCGGTTCGGGAAGAGCGGGGGATGCTGAGGTGTGGCAGGTTCTGGTGGACCGCTTTGGGCCTGGGAAGGAGAGAGCTGTTGGGAGGAAGCACTCTCCAGGACCACTCTACGGAATTCAGTCCCACGAGAGGAGTGCCCTCGCTATTGGGGTCGTGTACTGGGACCTGCTACGAGGGATTGACCACCCCATTCCGCCTCGGTTAGAGCAACCCTTATCTGTGCTTCAATTGTAGGGACTTAACCTTTCTATACAGGGGGACTTGACTTTTTGTTTCAGTTGACCTATATTTCCCCTAGATGAGACAGTGGATGTCTCACATGCATGCTAGGAGGGTCTAATGGGCAAAAAGGAAGGTTTTGATAGGGTTTACACCCTTAGCCTTGCTGCAACGCCGCTGGTGTGTTTCCGGATGTATGACCCCGTCCTGTCCCTGGATTCCATCCCCCCGCTCCCGGTCTCCAAGAGCCGGAAGATGATGGCTCTGCGTTGGGGCTTTGGGCAGGGGTGCACGGTACTGCAGACGCAGGATGAGGGTTTCCGCATCCCGGATGCTATCCTCTCAGCCAAAGCCCCCCAGCAACTCGTTGGGGCTCTCCGGGAGGGTGCCCCCCTCTTCCAGGGGAGTAATATCCATCTGCTGGTGTTCGCGGTGGGGTTTGGGGTTGCCCTGAACCCCAATGACCCCATGATGACGGAGGCGCTCCTGCAGGCTATCCCTGTCCTGAAGCAGAGCGGAGTGACCCTAGTCAGTGTGGATCCCCCCGAATTCTCGGTGCACGGGGGTCTACTGGACCGGTACATCGAATATGTGGATTGTCCTCTCCCTACAGCCAAGGATCTGCAGGACCTGTACCAGCAGTTCGTTGAGCAGAACCGGCCCCTCTTCGGTAAGTCCGCTGAGGCAGACGGATGGGTGGGGGAGGCACTGAAGGGCCTGACCGTATGGCAGGCGGAGCAGGCTCTCTCGGAGTATGTGGTGAGGGAGCACAGGGCACCGGCTGTGACGGACCTGCTGGAGGCCAAGCAGGCTATTATCTCCAGCAGCCCGGCACTGACACTCATCACCAGCTACCCGCATCTTGAAGAGGTCAAGGGACTGGGTGCCCTCAAGGATTTCATTCTGAGCACGGCTACCTCTAAGCTGAGCCGGGGCGTTGCGCTGGTTGGCCCTCCTGGAGTCGGAAAAACGATGACGGCGAAGGCCTGTGCGGCTGTGATTCACCGGCCTCTGGTTAGCCTGAACCTCTCCGCCGTCTTTGGCGGAGTGGTGGGGGCCTCTGAGGCCAACGTGCGCAGAGCCATTGATACCGTCAAGGCTGTTGCGCCCTGCCTGCTCTTCGTGGATGAGCTAGAGAAGGTGCTCTCTGGGGTAGCCTCCTCCGGGCAGAGTGATGGCGGAACTACCGACCGGGTAGCGAGGGAGTTCCTGACGTTTCTGCAGGACCGCCCCGAAGGCGTCTACGTCGTTGCGACACTCAATGACCCCCTGAAGATTCCGCCCGAATACCTGCGGGCGGAGCGGTGGGATGCGTTCTTCTTTCTTGATCTCCCCCCTCTCAGTGCTCGGGAGGAGATGCTGGTGCAGTACAAGAGCCTGTACGGCATCCAGGACAATACCGTGAGCGGAAGGGATCTGGAGGGGTGGACCGGGGCAGAGATCGCTACCCTGTGCCGGATAGCAGCCATGCGATCGGAGAGCGGAGTGCCTACCAGCCTGCTGGAAGCCAGATCTTGGGTTGTTCCTCAGATTATCACCCGGAAGGAGGAGATCGAGTCTCTGCGGGCCTGGGCCAAAGGGAAGTGTGTCAGTGCTGATGTTCCCCTCTCTACCACTCCTCCCCAGGGACGGCTGAGGGGTTCCAGAAATCTGGGTCTCGGTGTGGTGAACTGATAGGAGGGTCTCATGAGCCATATTGCTTGGGTGAAGTCTGCTGTTACGGATCTGTCGGTGGTGCAGGAGGTCGCTTCCCAGCACGGGTACTCCTTTGATGCCTCCTGTAAGACCCACAAAATCTTCATGTCGCAGGTGGAGGGATCCGCCTTGCACCTCCCCGGCTGGACCTATCCTATCGTTATCCAGCCCAATGGAGATCTGGCCTACGACCACTACAACGGCCTCTGGGGCAATCCGGACCACCTCCAGACCTTTCTCCATGAGTACACTACGATGTCCGTCCTAAAAAACCTTCAGGCGGCAGGAATAGCAGGGTATGTCGTATCCTCCGAGCGTGCCCAATCCGGCCAGCTCCTTACGCGCATCCGGATGGCCTAAGAGGAGGTATCCATGAGAGAGATCGTTATTACCACCTCCGAATTGGGAGAAACCAGCGTAGAGATTCAGGGTGTCAAGGGCCCATCCTGCTCCAAAATCCTGGATCTCCTTCGTCTCCAGACGGAGGAGGTGCAGAACACTGCGGAATACTATGCTCCGGAGGAGCAGGTCATCACGCTGAAAAGTACCTGAATGGCAAGGGATATGTGCCAGCAATTTCCTAGAGGAGATAGTTCGGTGGAGATCTTAGTCCGAGACGGGGTAGCCCAATTCATCTACAACGACGGGATTGCACAGGCTCTCAAGCCCATGGGCAAGATGAGCATCCAGAGAGCCAGCCACGTCGAGCCCACAGAGGACGGCAGATGGACGGCGGACCTTTCCCCAGTAGCAAAGATACCTCTGGTTCTGGGTCCCTTCGAGACGCGGCAGGAGGCTCTCAGTGCTGAGGTGCAGTGGTTATCGGAGCATCTGGGTACGGTGTAGTTCCTTTTTAGGAGGGTCAGATGGACGTCAGACAGGTTCCCAAAGGTGCACTCATTGCTCTCTCCGTCTCAGGATGGGGGGGCCAGGTCAGTTACGCCACAGATAACCCGCAGGTCCGGAAGCTCATTCGGCTCTGCCCGGAGGAGTTCCTGAATCCTGTCGTTAGAGCGAAGGGAAGAGCCTACCGTTGCCTGGATGGAGGTATCTCCCTCCCATTCCCTGTTCGGGGGGTTCGATATGTGCCGGAGGAGTTTCTTCCGGAGGCCGAGAAGAGATTGCTGGAGGCCAGGGAGGAATTGTCCAGGGCGGCTCAGGAATTGACGCGGAGCGACACCTGGGCGGCAATGGTGGCGGAGTCCCAGAGGGTCCTCGGACCGGAGTATGCGCTTGATAAGATTCCGAGCCCGCAGGAGGTGAGGGACAGCTTCCGGCTGGAGTACACGCTATTTTCGATTGAGGCCAGCCCCTTTACGCTGGATGGTGCCCGTCAGGTGCAGGCCCTGATGGAGGACTTCCGCCAGCAGGCTTACAGTACCCTGGTAGCTGAATTGCACCAGTTGCTGGAGGGAATGGCTAGGCGGCTGAAGGAGGGAAAGAGATTCCATGTCTCTACCCTCACCCAGATGTCCAGTTGGCTGGATCACTTCCCGCAGTTGGTTGCTGCCGTCGCGGGTGCCCAGAATGCCTCCAATCTGGATGAGGTACGGGCAATTGTAGATCAGGCCAAGTCCGCCCTGGCCGGGGTGGTTCCCGAGGACCTCAAGGCTACCCCTTCGCTCCGGCAGTCTATCGGAGGCTTTATGGCCTCCTTGCAGGAGAGGCTGGTTGCGGCTACGGGGGATGCGGTTGGGAAGCGTTCCCTGGTTCTGGACTAGGCCGAGTGGGCCATCGAGGGGGCCCCTTTCTGGGGCTCCCTCGCACTGAGAGCCACCAGGTTTGACGAAACGGGTAAGGCCTGGAGGATCGTATGGGTTTTGACCAAACAGTGCTCCTAGACCCTCTCAGGGGGCTGTGGACTGTACCTACCCAGTAGGTGGAGGGGTACAATTTTTGTGGGAGACTATTGCTCCCTGGGTTATACTCTTTTGTTGGAGGACGAGATGAACATGAGAGCAACTAAGCGTAGAGCACAAGGGCCGTCACTCCCAGTGGGGTGGATTACTCCATCCGGTGATTGGGTACCTACTGGATTATGGGGAAGCCACATCAGTGTCTTTCAGGAGGGGAAGCTTCCCCTCCCTAAAGAACTGGGTGCTATGGAACTGCGGGATGATCTGGTCTCGGTCACTCGAATCGTTGTCGTCGGGAACTATATCCGGGTCAATCAGGGCCGGTTCCAGACCAAAGATTTATCCGATAACTGTCTGGATAGGGTAGGCGATCACCTGATGGATTTTGCCCACAAGTACAAGACGGACTCGGACTATTCCATCTACTGGATTGACCCCGTAGACTCCTTTGAGGGAAGGGGTATCTCCTTCACCTGGAATGACTTCGTGGAGAACGACTTCCGGATACCCAAACCCAGTTGGTACAACCTATCCAGGCCAGAGGAAGTATCGAAGGGGGGTTACCGGTCGGTTGCGTCCAGGGTAGCAGTTCTGGCTAGGTCTGCGGCCCTGCAAAAGCTGGCCCTCAGGCAGATTCAGATCAAGTACCTCTTTTTGCCGGACAGTGAGGCGGGGATCATCTCTGCGGAGAGGAGCAAACTTGGGACGGGAGCCAACCGGCAACGGACAGAGGACCTCGTGCGGGTGATGCAGAAAATGGGTTACCGGTTCATTACGGCCAAAGGCATCTATGAGGGCCTACCGGAGCGGAGCTTCCTCGTCTGGAACATTCCGCTGGAGAAGTTGGTTGAGCTCCAGTTGCAGTTCGGGCAAGACTCCGTTATCCACAAGGCCCGAGGAGATGTGAGGCCCTGGTTCTATGACCAGAGAAAGGGCCTGAAGTACCCTGGGCTGAGGGTGATCCTGGGGACGGAGGAGGTTCTCCAGGACCGGACCCAGATCCGAAGAGACCCCTCCCAGCGGTTCCGGCTGGAGTTTGATTGGGATAACCCGGTCCCGTGGTCAATCCCACAGGTTGAGGTACAGGAAGACACAGATGTCCAGGCGGTCTGACCTCCTCAGAGCTAGAAACCGTAGGTCTCTCCACAAGGCCCAACGTCTGTGGAGAGAATTGCGCCGGAGACTCTACCTGGATAGGCCGGACCCGGAGCCCAATTATCAGGGACTATACCGGGGTGAGCCCAGAGTGGGCCGGACGTGGGTGCACATCAACCACCCTTCTGTGCAATCCATGCTGTACGATGAGAGAAGCCGGTCCTGGGTAGAGGAAGGGGTTGATGGCCGTAGGAAGGTCGTGTACGGGCGGAGCCGGATGGAGTTTCTGGATAGGGTTCGGGAACTGGATAAGTCGGCTTATCTCAAATCCGTAATAGAAGTTCTCCCGTAGGAGGCCTTGCACAGATTCAGACACTAGTTGCTTGATGGGGTGGAGGCCTCATCGGAGATTGCGTAATAAAGCGAAAGGAGGAACAGAGTGGACAAGTTACTCTTTCGGACTCGGCGAGAGGCAGAGGAAACGGCAGACGATATGCGCGGCTGGGACACCCGTATACGGCGTTGGCTGGGCACGGACGAGGATGGGGAGACACTAATGGGATGGGTCATCGAGTGCCGGGAGCCAGGAGCGCCCAGAAACAGCAATCCACTCTACCTTCGAGAAGACGGATACATTCGGTAGCAGCCGGTATCAGCGTAGGCGGAGACAGAAGTTAGCTTCATTCCTGTGTGATCAGGAATGTGTAAGTCTTAGGACGGAATCACATGGAAAGAGTGTCTGTGAATTCCTCAAACCTGGTCTCCATGGGCTACGATCCGTTTACCCAAACACTGGAGGTGGAGTTTCGGGGCGGGGCGGTATATCGCTATTTCCATGTTCCGCCTGATGTCTATTCCCAGATGGAGGCGAGCGCGTCCAAGGGCCACTTCCTGAACAGCACCATTAAGCCCAGTTATGAGTATGAGAGGGTTTGAACAGTTTCCATGCCGGTTGCTTGTTTGAATAGGGAGGTGTCTTTGGAACATACATGCGGAATGGGTACAGAGAACAATGAACCTGAAAAATCTGGCCGCAAGTTCTGCGGTGACAGCCTGTGGAGAGGAAGGCTCTGGCGTGCATCTTTCGATGCACGTGAAACCGCCTCAACGAAGCAGGAAGCCAGCTTTGTTCCTGTTCGAACAGGAATGTGTAAGTCTGGAGGAACGGTGATTCTGCTCCTGTGCTCCAGATGCCTAGCTCTCTTCCCCCCGAAGGAATACGGCTCGGATTGCCCGTGCCACTCCTCCGGTGGTTCTATCCTTCGGGGAAAACTGAATGTGTGGGGTTTTGCTGTGGTTGTCACTGTGGACGACGAGCAGTTGAGGGCCATGTCGCAGTGGTACTCCCAACGAAACCCCAAGCCTGTGCTGCTGGAGTGCTACAGGACACCCAGAACCGAATACGAAAGGATTGAGTACCCCATACCATTTTAGACTGTAGGTCAAGTTAGTAGGTCAAGGAGGTAACCATGGTGAAACCGCCTATTGGGTTCTATGTTCCTGTCCAAAAAATCAAAACCGCCTTTGTCTGGCATCAATGCGCCCACTGCGGGACACAGCTACAGTGGGAGACGGCATACAGGGTCTCAACGGACCTCTGCCTGAAATACCCCTCACAGTACGATAGGGAGCACAGGATTCTGAGAGGATATACAGCACCTATTGGTCAGGTGCTGTGTCTCAATTGTGCGGACAGGATTCTAGGGACAGACCCCTTTCGGGTCAAACCGGAGGCCCTGAGAGCCACTGTGGAGTCCTTCTTCACTCTTCCCCCTCCGAAAATCGCAGAGGCGGAAACAGGGAATAGGCTCCTCAGGAAAATGAACTTTGCACAGAGCAGGGTACAGATGCCTACGGGACAGCGCGATTAAGAAGGTGAGGACCAGCCTATGGTATACTCATCTTGTTGGAGGAGCCCGTGAGGATGCTATCGGCATTCAAGCCCAAGGATACTCATCTTCCGGTCATGTTCGTCTCTACCCATCAGGAGGAGGGATCAGTCCCTGTCTCAGAGGCTAAGTTTGTTCGGGCTCCCTCCGTCGAGGATGCGCTGGCCTATCTCCTTACCTGCGCCAAGCCTGATCCAAGGAACAGTAGTGAGTGGATACAAATTGAGACCCACACTACAACTCAGGGGGCGGTGAATTTCGGGAAGTATGTGGCAGAAAACTTCCAATTCGTGGAGAAGGAGAAGCAGGGGGAGGCCCTCTACAGGCAGTATTACGAATTGTACTGCCCTCCTGCTCTAAGGAGGTAGGACATGGGAGAGGAAAGAAGAGGGGAAAAGTCCTCCATCCAAATTGAGCTGGACAGAAAAACCAAGCTGATGGCGGACTCCAACCAATGGATTCTGGTTCAGGACGGGAGATACCAATATTTTTCCCGCCTGGATAAGGCTCTCCAGGCCTGGTTTGATCTGAGGGTGAGGGGCAGCCGGGCAAGAACCGTCCAGGAGCTGGCCGACAACGTGACCCAAATCCAGAAAGAAATCATGGATAAACTAGCCCCATTTTGCTCCTTCTCCAATGGGAAGATCTGCATTGTTGAGGAGGATCTCAAAACTCCTGGTGTGGCAGGTTCCTGTAGGCAGAGAGGCTCCACACAGCTTCTAGAAAGGTAGGTCAAGATGGCTACGAGCAAGGCTGATGTTTTGATCTGGACAGATCTGGTGAAGGCTATCTCCCTTAAAACCGGGTACCGGAGGGCCGATGTTGACCGGGTCCTCAAAACGATGAATAGTCTGGTTATCAGCTCCTTGCACCAGGGTAATTCCGTCCGTATGGGTCTGGTCAATCTCAGGGTAGTGGATATCCCGGAGAAGGACTTCTTTAACCCTAGAACGGGAACGAAGGTCCATAAATTAGCCCACCGGGCCATTCGGGTTCGCCTCTCCGCCCAACTAAGGCACTGGGAGGAGGACACCTCGAAATAACGATTGATTTGTACTTGCCCTTCTCTAAGGGGGGTTCGGCTACGGACCCCCCTTTTCACTATGCTACAATAGACAGAGGAGAGAATCATGACGAAAGCGGAACATACCATGATTCAGATCGATGAGGCTGTGGATCACCTCTGGGATTCCGTTTACAACGGGGGGCCTGCGGAGACAAGAGAGTGGGCCGAGAAACTTCAGGCACTCATCCCCCAGCTCCTTTCCGATGTGTTATCCTCTGAGGGAGGGGAGAAGAATGAGTGATTCCGGGACTGGTCCTGTTGTGGACTTCTGGCTAGTTACCTACAAAAAATTGGATAGGATTCCCTCTCTCTTGGAGCAAATCCGGTCCTGCGGTATTCCTTATAAGATTTCAGTTTGGGACAACTCCTGCGATGAGTCTGTTGCAGAGCGACTGAGTAGCCTCATGCACCCTGAGGACACACTCTACGTCAGTGCCCAGAATCTCTACTGTTGCGGAGCCTCCCAGCAATTGCTGGAACGGACCTCCGCTCCCTTTATTGCCTACCTATGCTCAATCCATACTGAGATTAACAGGCCATCCTGGATTCAGGATGCCCTAGATGTCTTGAACTCCGACCCAAAGATGGCTCTGGTGGGCCATGTCAGGGAGCAGGCTGGTCTCTACTACTACCAGTCTGTGGCGACCGGACAGCCGCCAAGCCAGAAGCCCATCCCGGATTATCTTCCCCTGCTGGAGGGGCACTTTGACCGAATGGCTATCCATGAGGAGGCCAATCACCATATCCATGTGCAGGGGGGAGCCTGGGTGGCACGGAGAAGTGCTCTGGAGCAGATTGGTGGATTTGAAACCACCATCAAGCATCTCTTCCTGGATGTTGAGCTTGCAGTGCGGCTCCAGTGCTACGGGTGGAAACTGGGACAGGTGCCTGGGGTCTGGTCTGAGCAGTGGGCGGGGTCTGTGACTCCTAACCACAGGGAGTACTCTCTCTGCCACTACTACAGGGAGAGTGGCCAGTGAATATCTACTTCTCAAAATCAGATATGAATGCCTGCGCCTACTACAGGATGGAGGTTCCTCACCGTTTCCTTGTGTGGAAGAAGCTGGCTGTGGGTGCACTGGGTCTGCTGACAGACCCGCTCCTCTATACCCACATGGAAGATATCTGTGTCATCCAGAGGCAGTACAGCCCTTCTGTCTTCGGTCTCATTGAGGCTAAGCACACACTGGGAATTCCTGTTGTGGGGGAGCTGGACGACAACATGTGGGCACTGACACCGGATAATCCCAGCTATGAGGTGTACCACTCAGGGTCGATAGAGGCCAAACGGCAGCAGGATAGACGGGACGGAAAGTTAGCTCCAGGTATGAATTACTTGCCGACCAGGACCGCCCTTGCCGACTTTTACCGGGCCGTTGATGCCATTACAGTCCCCTGCGAGCCCCTAGCCGCAGTACTCCGGAAGTACAATCCAAGGGTCTACGTTTTACCCAATTATATTGACGACTCCATTCTGTCCTCCTATCCCCCTCCTGATCCCCCCAGGAAAACGATTCGGATTCTCTGGTCCGGATCCCATAGCCACCAGGATGAGCTGATCCCCTCCTTCCGGGCCATCCAGAGGTTGATGTCGGAGGACTCCCGTATTGTCTTCGTCTACGTAGGGGCCCCGCACCGGGAGCTGCCCAATTTTCCTGCTGGGCGGTTGGATTTTTATCCCCCTACACAGTACGTTCCTCAATACTACTGGCTCATGTCCCACCTTCCAGCCCAAATCGCCATAGCACCCCTGAATGACAGTACATTCAACCACTCAAAAAGCTGGCTCAAGGGGCTGGAGTACGGGGCCTGGGGATACTACCCTATCCTCCAGGATTCCCCAGCCTATGCGCCTCTGAAGCAGATTGGAGTGAAGGACCTCGCGGGATGGGTACAGAAAAACACGGAAAGTTGCTGGTATGAGGCTCTGAAGGAGGCGATCTCCGACCCGGCTGAGTGCCTTCGCAGGGCTACCTTGTACCAGCAGGCAATTCTATCCCAGTGCCGGTTCTCCCAGCACTGCGGAGAGTGGTTGGAGGTGTACAAGGACGTGCTGTCCAAGCCCCTGAACAGAACCAATCTGGCACAGAAATACCAGAATGTAGGAGTGGCGAATGGATAACCCTAACGGTTTGCCCCCGCAGAGTTGGGTTGGCCCCGTGGCCTCCCGGATACTAGACGATCCCCAGAACACGCTGCTATTTGGGAGGGTGAATCTCTCCCTCCAGGGTACCCAGGAGGATGTGTCTATGGCTTACTCCGCTCTCCTGCTCCTCTGGGAGAAGCTGGGGGGAGAGGCCCTTACGCCGGAGAGGATGCTCTCTCTCCTGAGGTCCTAGAGCATGGACCTCCGTATGGAAAGCCCGCTGGAACTCATTGCCTCCCCTCCAGAGGGGGAACGGGTGCTCTTTACAGCCTCCGTCTGCCCCTTGAGGCCTCTGAACAGCGTCAAGTTCTTCCTGGGGAAAGAGAATGAAGTGGGTCTCATGTACCCGGGTATCCTGGAGGACATTGGAGAGAGCAAGCCCGTTGGACCCGTTTATCATCTCGCCATGGGAAGGCAGTACCCCCAATTTGGGGCTCTCCAAGTGAGCCTGGCGTACCCTATTCTCGCCATCAGCCAAGATCTCGCTAAGGCATCGGTCAGCGTCCTCTACGCAACGTCTCCCGTGTGGGTGCGTACGCACCTCGTATGCACCCAAGAGGGGTCCGCCAGGGGAATTCTCCAGGATCTGCTACCCTTGGTTGAGGACAGCTCTATTCCTCTCACTGTGTGGTGCTGGTCCCTATAGGAGGTTTGCATGGAGGCCGAAGTGTGGACTAAGGAGGAGCTTAAGGCTATCTCGGAGGCATTCGTCAGGGGGGTCATGTTCGTCCGAGCGAGCGAGGAGAAGCAAAGAAAGCTCCAGGAGGCCGCCTCCTCTAGGGAGGAGCCAAGGATTACGCTGGTACAAGGTGACAGCTTAGGCCTCAAGGATCTGGCAAAGAGAGCCCAGAGGAGGCACGGGAGATAACGGAGTGCCACCCATTGGTGTGGAAAGCCCGAAAAGTAGGAGACGAAGGTGAAAAGGATAGTAGCACATGTGCCCTGCTCTGGTTGTGGACAACTCACGCCAAGCACCGACGGCCTGCATATTGAAGGTACACTCCGGGACGGCTACCACGGTCCCGTTGTCGGGGAGGAGAATTCCGAGTACTTCTTCTGCTCCCTTGACTGCCTCTACGAGTTCATGTCCTCAAATGGGGCCTCCCAGGTCTCAGGTGGCTCCTGGGCTGCGTGGGAGAAAGGTGAGCCCAGTGAAACAGAACCTCAGGGGGATGGAGGGAGGGGCTCCTGGGAGGAGACTCAGGAAAAGATCCAGGAGGATCCACAGCAGGAATCTCAGCCCATTCCTCCAAGTGGAGCCAGGAAGATAGTCCACAAATCCCTACAGAGGGAGGCCCCGGCTGAGGGCGAGGTGAAGGAACCCCCCAGGGTCATTAAGACAGTCTCCAAGAAGGTACCCAATCCTGTAAGGGCCAGGAAGCTCTTCCAGGGAGAGGAACCTATAGGTTATAGCCTGCCCAAGGGTCTGCCCAATACGGGGAACCCTCCATCTGAACTGAAGCAGTATGTTCGTCCTCCTGTAGAGAGCCTTAGGGCCATGGAGGAGGAAATGAAAGCGAAGCTGAAGGCTTCTCGTCCTCCTGAGGAATAGCTACTATTACTGGCGGATGATGTGGCTGAATTCTGTGGCTGGCTGGGAATCGCCATTCGGGTAGGATATGAGGAGATTGCATGAGCAAGAAAACCCCCTACATACTGTCCTCAGTAGCGTTCCTGGTAGTTATCGCTGCTGTGGTCTTCTGCGCGTTAGTGCTGCATCACCTGAACAGGGTCATGAATACACTCAAGGCCTCTCAGAGGAGCTCCGAGGAGATAGCTCTCCAGGTGGAGATCACCAATAGCCTCATCTCCAGCGATACGATCAGGCTGAAGGTGATTGAGTACTGCCAACATCACTCCTCCATGTCCCCAGCGGACTGTGCCTCTGTGGGGTCTGTCATTATGGAGTGCTCCAAACTGTACGGGATTCCCCCCTCTCTTATCCTGGCCATTGTCCAGAAGGAGAGCCACTTCAATCCCTCTGCAGTCAGCCCTCTAGGAGCTGTAGGGCTAATGCAGGTGCTCCCGGCAACAGCACTGCCCTATTTGAGGGCGAGCCAGATACAGTATTCGTCTGTCCAGCAGGCTCTAATGGACCCTGTGGCGAACATACGGGTCGGGTCGGCCTATCTTGCAGACCTCCATACTGGTATGGCCCCGGATAAGGATTTCCAGACGAGCCTGACTGCCTACAACTATGGGGAGGATCGGACTAGGTCCTTTCTAGCCAAAGTTTCCGAGGATCCAGTATCCTGGACCTATGCCGAGTCCGTCATGAGACTCCAGAGGGATATTCAGCCGGAGGGGGTGAGGTGACCCAGTCTAAGTCTCCTCTGTTTGTCTCTGTCTCTACACTCCATGGAGCAAAGATACTGCAGTGTTCCCTGCCAGAGTTCCAGCGGTTGCAGGAGGGGTTGCTCCGGAAGCATGGGGTTCTGAGGGTCGATGTGTCCTCAAAGCCCAAGGAGCCTCCTATGATTCCTTCCTCCTTTCCGTTCAGGGAACCCCCCAGTGTCCTGCTCGCAACACGTACACCGGCTGGAATTTCTCTGTCTATAGAGATTCCTATGACGGTTCAGTCCGGACAGACAGTTAGGCTGTGCATGGACCTCCTACTGAAGTCCACAGACGAGGGCTCTATCCAGAGGGGACTGAGGGCTGAACTGCATAAGCGGATATCCCTGTCTCAGTCAGCTCTGGATTGCTACCGGGATTGGTTCCGGGAATCTGCTCAGGGCATCATTCAGGCCGCCATTGAGGAAGCCAGTACAGACTTTGAGGATACCAGTGTGGAGTGAGACCTACAGGTTCCCGGCCTTTGAGGCGAGGCTAATCCTCCCGGATGCTATGGAGGGGTATTCAGGTGAGTGGGTTAGCCGCTCTCTTCTCTCAGTTCTACCTGGCTGGGGGGAGGAAGCGGAGTGCCTAAAGGCCGTCATGAGCCAGAGGGGACACCTTCTCGTTTTCCACGTCCAGTGGGAGAGCCCCCACCACCTGCTCACCAAACTCATTGATATTGTGGACACAAACGGGCTAAATCTCACTATGGACCCCAGGATGGTACCGGCGAAGATTGGAGACTGGCTGTACACAGCGGACCAGAACCCTACATGGGACACGATTATTATCCTCTGCGCCTTTGATTCTTTGGTGACCCGAAAGGTTGTGAAAAACGGAACGTACCCGCTGTGGGATGTAGCCCAAGTGAGAGTATCCGTTGCTCCTAAGAAGCGATCGATTCGTATCCGGGAGTTCCTAGGCGTTCCTATCCGCGTAGAAAGGGGTTTGTTGGTATGACCTTCCGAGATGAGGTCCTAAAGAAGCTGAGAAGGAGAATCAAGAGCCTGAAGCAGGCTCCGGAGAGGCGAGCTTCCGTGCAGGCCTGCATAGAGGCACTGGAGAGTTGCCACAGGGTCGCTTCACGGGAGACGGTTAAAGAGGTTCTGGCCAAATACGATGTACTCGACCTCATGGGAGGGTTTGATGAGTGAGATGAATCCAAGCGAAGTTCAGAACGCGGACCTGATAGGGTTCCGAGTCTGGGAGCGAATTGTAGAAAGAGGGAGGATTCTTCGCCAGCTCTACGACCTCTCAGCCTTTGCGTCCGACCCTCTCCTTTCTCAGATTCCCTTCTTTGAGGAGATGGTTCAGGGGCCCAATGGCCCCGTCCGGAGGGGGGAACCCCTAACATTAGAGACTACCCGCTCTAACCTGCTCCAACAGTTGTCTACCAATTCGCAAATTCTTCGGACGCTCGCAGCGGCCTACTTGTCGGAGACAAACGATGGGAATACGGGGAACTCTGTTGAGCCAGAAAAATAGGGCAATATTGGCAGAGTACCTTCGCACGCAGGATTCCAACGGTTCAGGTTCTCTCCTCCTGTGGAGAGATCTGCGGTCACTGTTTCCGGTTCTCTGTGGAGACCCGCCTCCCAACCGGTGGATTCCCGACCTGTTCCAGTGGACAATAGATACCCACAGTACGGACCCCAGTTTCCTTCCAGTTAGGTACCGATTTGACTGGAGTTTCCCTGATGAGTCTCTCCGGAACCCCTCTTCCCTGTTCTCTATGGAGTTTTTGTCTCGGAACCCAGATCCTATCCAGCGGAATTTCTCCTACGTAGTTAGGATTCTGCTGGATGAGTCCATTCGGACTCTGAGGCTGGACGTTGATACGCAAAGCTAGAGCACTCAAATTCTTGAGCCAGTTCAAGCCAGGGGAATTGGATCTCTACGGATCCAGGGCTATTGCGTTTGCCCAGATGGCCCATGGGGACCAGATGGCACTGATTTCGGCCCATCTCCGCCTCTCGGAATACACCCCCTCCCGGTTTCTGGCAGACTACGCATGGATAGTCCTCAGTAGCGGATTCAGTGCTCAGGTAATGGGCAAGAAATTCCAGGAGGTAGGGAAGATTCTGCGTGGCTTCGACCCAGCCAAAATCAATAGGAGCGTTCTGGAGAAAGGAGTGGGTCTCATCAACCACAGGGCGAAGTGGGATGCTATTCTCCAGACAGCGTGGCTCCTCAAGTCCAATGGGTGGGACCTCTTTCGGGAGACCTATTTGGTCTCCCTGGAAACGATGCGGAAGCTCCCCCGTATAGGGCAAGTCACACAGTACCGTCTGGCCATCTGCCTCGGGATGGATATGGCAACACCGTCGGAAGCACTGGATCTGATAGGAGAGCATTTCGAGGTGAGGGACCCGCAGCTCCTTTGCCGACAGGTGAAGATACGGGTACGGGAGGCTAGAGACCTCTACCTGTGCCAGATTGATTTCGCTCTCTGGTGCTATCTATCTCACAGCGGGAAACTCCAGCCGTGCTGCTTCTCAGCCGGGGAGGGACCGTGACGGATGCTATCATCGATGCAAAATCCTTAGACCGTGACGAGAGTGTAGCTAGGGCACTCGCTGTGCTGGCCCCCTTCCGGGAAACCTCCTCGGAGGCGAGAAGACTGCACCAGATCATCTCCGCAACTAAAAAGATTACCTCCTCCCAGAGGAAGAAAATCTTCGGGGAGAGAGGCTTTGAGGCCCAGTTTCTGGAGAGGTTCGGCGAGCCGGATGTGCTTCCCGTCCCGAAACGGGAGATACCGGGTGTTCTGAAGGGACTACAGACGCTCTACAGGCCACGTAGAGAGACGTTTCAGCCAGACCCTATACAATCACCCTCACCAGAAACTTTCGAGGCTCTAGGGCCCTATGAGGAGGAAACTACTCCTGCCCGGAGAGCTATGGCCTGGGCACGGGAGCACGGCATTAGCCTTATGAAGACAAGGGATATCTCCCCAGTATTCCCCTTTGAGTGGTTTAACCCCGTTCAGTCCGAGGCCTTCCAGCACCTTGCGGAGGATGCGAATCTGGTAGTTTGCGCTCCGACCAGCGTTGGGAAAAGCGAGATTGCGGCTGTCTATGCGGCCTATGCCATTGCTGCTGGGAGGAAGGCAATCTATCTATCTCCCTTGAGGGCTCTCTCAGCTGAGAAGTATCGGATTTGGTCCCAGCCTGATTATCTGTTCGGCGGAAACAGGGTCACGCTGCACACGGGGGATTGGGTGCTCACCCCCGATAAGAGAAAGGCCCTTCACCAATCCGACCTCCTCCTCTTCACGTCGGAGATCCTGGATAGCCAATCCAGGCATCTGGCTTCCCATCCGGAGGAGGAATCCTACCTGCTGGAGACTGGGGTCATCCTCTGTGACGAGGCCCATCTACTGGGGACTGAGGGAAGAGGCGGCAAGTTGGAAGCGGCCCTGATGAGGGTCTCCAGGCAATCTCCCTCAGCCCGGATTATCCTTTTGTCGGCTACCATTCAGAACGCAGAGGAGATTCAGGGGTGGCTCAGCAGCCTTACAGGGAGGAAGACTGTCCTTATCCGGAGTGATTTCCGCCCAACACCGCTAGATATCCATCTGGTGAGTTACACCCCCAGCTCTCTCTATTCCGCCAATGTACAGTCCAAGGTGCAGTCTGCACTGGAGATTGTACAGGAATACCCGGAGGACCAGTTCCTGATTTTTTGCCACTCAAAGGGGGATATGCGGGCTCTTGTCTCAGGGGGGAGAAAGAGAGGCATCAAGATAGGCACGCACTATGCTGATCTGCCACTGGAGAGGAGGACCGTGGTGGAGTCTGCCTTCCGGGAGGGAGACCTCCGGGTGCTGGCAGCTACCCCTACGGTGGCTCTTGGTGTCAATCTCCCTGCCAGAAGGGTAATTATTCTAGGTATACATAGGGGTTTGGATGTGGTTTCCTCTACAGAGATCCTACAGGAGATAGGTAGGTCCGGGAGGACAGGAATTGACCCCAAGGGAGACGCATATGTCCTAATTCCATCTGACCAGATGGAGAATGCACAGACCTATCTGGATCCTCTTCCTGTGCTATCGGAATTGGGGAAGGAAGACGTTCTGGCTTTCCATCTTTTGGCTGAGGTTCAGGCTGGGAAAAACACCCCCAGGGATCTCATGGATTGGTACAGGCTGAGCCTGAGGGCCTACCAAGCCAGGGATGAAAGGGAACTGGAGAGCACCATCCAGAGGGTACTGGAAGATATGATTAGGATCGGCTGCCTCCTTCTGGATGAGGGAGGCCGGTATTTCTTATCGGATCTCGGGTCCATCGCTGCCACCTACTACTTCTCCCCCTATGATTGCTGGGACTGGCTCCAGAATCTCCGAGACCTCTACGATAGGGAGTGCTGGGATGACGATTGGTCGGTTGCATGGGCTGTTGGAGATATCCACAGTTATAGGTCCAACTTCATTCCAAAGGCTCTCTCCGAGTCGTACTATCCTGTGGAGAAGCACCCTATTCGGAATGAGAGCCTCCCCGCCATAGTCGCCATCTATGAGTCTCTCCAGGGACAGGCCAAGAATCTGAATGATCTTGGGATCATGAGCTGGTGGCTTCAGATCTCCTCCGATGCCGATAGAATCTGCACCGTTCTGTCTACCTTGCAACAGACCTTCTTCCCAAATACCTTCCTCTCAGGGAAGGAACTATCCCTCCGGATTCGGAAGGGCGTACGAAGAGAGCATGTTGCTCTGGCAAGGATCCCTGGAGTTGGGGCAACCTATGCAGACCGGCTGTATGAGGCTGGAATCCAGACCCCTGGACAACTTGTCGCCTACCGGGGTGACCTCACCCTACTCCTGGGCAATAAATCGGATAGAATTTTGGAGGGGGCTTACCGCCTCCTCCGAGGTGATTATGACGAAGACTCGTGACGGTGGTTTTTCCCTGCTGGAGGAGAGTATCGAGGACCGGCTGGATGCCCTCCTCGATCCTACGGATATCCTCATTCGGGAGGCATTCCAAGAGGGAAAGGGCCCTATCCAGTGGGACCCAACACAATTCCCCCGAGCTAAGAATGTGATTGATTGGGTGACCAATCCAAATTTCCTGGACCGGAGTACACTCTACGATTTCCCTCGGCAGTACCAGATTCTCCGGGATTCCTACGGTCTGCTATGTCCTCACTGCAACCGAATCCTGGATGTGATTGATTGCTGGAACCGGAGTGTCTACGATATGCAGCACGACATCCTGCTGGAGTACGGAGTCTGCCCCAAGTGTGGTGTAACCCGGGCCAAGCTGCGGGAGGAGGGGCTAGTCGAAGAGATCTCAGAGATCATTTGCGTCATTGGGATGCGGAGCGGAAAGACCACCATGGCGGGTAGCTACGATGCCAGCTATGTTGCCCACCGGTATCTCAGCCTGAAGGACCCTATTAGCTATTTCGGGCTTGATAGGTCTACCATTATTGAGGCTGGGTTTTTCGCGGCCTCAGAGACACAGACAGAGGAAACCATCTGGGGTCGGTTCGCTACAGCACTCCTTGGAACGGAGTGGTACAACCAATACATTGAGGAATTGAAAGCGTTCTCCGAGCGTCTCCATCTACCTTGGGAATCCGTGTACAGGCCCCTCTCCACATCCATACGCATTGTTCCCCAATCCATTCAGTTTGTTCGGTACCACTCTAATGCGGCTACAACAGCTGGCCGTACCCGGTTTTTCGTCGGGATCGACGAAATGGGCCTGTTCAAGGCGGGGAATACGGATGAGATTCACAGTATCCCGAATGCCTCCCTCACAACGCTTAAGAGTGCTGTAGCCAGAAAGGTAGCGGAGGGAGAGATTGATATCCCGCCTGTTCGGCTGCTGGAAATTGGCAGCCGGGGGCCAGACCCCGAGAGAGACCCTCTGGAGCACAGATACGTAGCAGCCACATCTCTGCCGATGTCTGGCGTCTACGCGGCCAGATACGCCACATGGGAGGCCAATAAATCCGTCACAAGGGCCAGCCTCGAAAACGAGTTTATTTCCAATCCCTTCTTAGCTGAGCAGCTGTATGGTGTGGGGCCTCTGATAGGGGACAAGCACTTTTTCCCAGAACGTCTTGTAGATGCTGCATTCTCTCCACTGGAGAGGCCTGGTATCTACTGGACAGTAATGGTGAGGCCAGCTACATCCGGAGACCAAACGGTGTACTACCACCAGGCTAGTATCCAGCAGGTCAACCTTGGGATGTCGGATGGACCCTTGATGGTGGCTGCTGATGCCGGGAAGACACGGGATAGGTTTGCTCTGGCTTTCCTCCGGATTTTGGGCTCCGGCAGCTCCTCTCTCTACCGTCTGGAGGGAATCATCCAGATCATTCCAGGTATGGTGGACACCCCTAGAGGCAAGCAGCAGACAGAGGTTTTCTATCCATGTATTCTTCCCATTGTGAAGCAGATCCATGAGGTCTGTAAGGTCAGCATGGTTATCTTTGACCGGTGGGACTCGACGATGCTGACACAGCAGATTCGCGAGATGGGGGTCCCAGCTATCCAGAGGAACACAACCAAGGAAGATTATCTGCTGGCCAGGGGTGAGTTTTCGGCTGGGCGTGTACGAATCCCCTGCATGGTGCCGCCCCATATGGCTCTAGCCTATGAGGCACTGAGAACAGAGACGCACCAGCTCCAGCAGGGGGAGGATGGTAAGATTGACCATCCCCCAGGGAAGCACAATGACGTAGTGCAGGTCGTCTGCCAGGCTATAGCATCCGCACTGGAATTCCCGGACCTGCTCAAGAAGGCCCGGAAGGAATCCAATATCGTCAGCAGGGGCCTGACGCTGCCACCCGCTTTAGTTAAGGCCTTTACCCCAGGAGCAAACTTACGGTCCAATGGATCGGGTGAGAGAATGGGTTCAGGAATGGTTCCGGACTCTGTTCGTGCCTACTATCAATTGCGCAGAAGAAGAGGACACTAGCTTGCTCTTTACTACCAGTCCAGAAGGGGGTCTACAGTAGGGTCCTGGAGGTTTCGGATGAGCACTCTTCCGCCCGCTGAATTGAGAGCAGTGCAGTTGGCTACCCGTATGGCCTATGAGGGAGAGGTCCTCTCCCTGGATGTCGATAACTTCTGTGGTTCCCTAGGTGCGGACAGGACCGTGGTCGCAAAGCATCTGGCTTCAGAGGGGATCCAGATTGTCTCCTACGAAGTGCCAGAGTTCAAGCCATTCTACTTGCAGGCCAAGGCGGAGACCACATCCATGGCCAGGGTAGCCAAACTCCAAAATCTGCACGCACGTATTGGGAGGTAACCGTGGCAAGCCTTAAAGGAATCATTCGAACGGTCGATAAGCTGGATAGGTTGCTCACAGCGGATGAGGAAGATCCCATTAAAGTGTATGTGTACAAGCAGCCCCCTGCGAGTAAGCCCGATCTACCAGGTCTCACTCCTGGCAAATTCAACCGGCCTATCCTTTGGGAGATTGAGGAGAGCAAGAGTGAAGCCCTATCGGAGGCCATTCATTCTCTTCTGCAGACCTATTACCGGGCAGAGGAGATTGAGGCGAAGATGGCAGCCCGAAAGAAGAGGTTCTTGGATCTACTCAAGAAAAAATATGAGCCTCAGCTATCCCAGACAAAGGGGGAGTTGCCTGAGAAGGCTGATGAGGTCTGGCGTATCATGGAGAAGAACAGGGGTGTGATCCAGGAGGGGGAGAAGCAACTGATTCGAATCGCCAGCATTGCCGCCCAACTCAAGGGGCACATTCGTGAGGAGGCTCCCGGGAGAACTTCCCTTCCGGAAGACCCTCGGGTAGAGGCTGCCATCCAGTGGGTGTCGAAGAAGTTGCCTTCCCTGCTCAAGGAATTCATGTCCGTTCTGGAGCAAGCTGAGGCGGAGTTCCTGGAGGCGGAGAAGGGAGAGCCTGCGCTGAGCCCCAGAGAATTGAACATCGTGAATCCTACAGAGAAAGCGAGCCTGCATGTCTCAGCCAGCGTGACGCGGTGGCTATCGTCCCTGTGGGGCAAACTAAAGACTACTGTCCAGGCTCTTACGCATGGGGCAGACGAACTAGAGGAGCTTGTATCCTCATGACTGACACGATGCAGGATATCCGCCGAACAGTACTCCGTCTGATGGCCTACACCAGGGGAAGATCCATCCGAACCGCAGAGGACCTCTCCAGCTGGAGAGCACCTGGACGGTTTGACTTCTTGATTAGTGACCTCGTTACGGCTGCTGGCGGGAGATCCTCGCTCCCAGAAGAGCAGGCCAAATCCATCTCGCAGAAGCTGGGGTACACCTGGGATGACAGCATCAGGGGAAGTATTGAGACCGCCCTTGCCCAGTACGGGGTGTCTCTCTCCAATGAGAAGTACCAGAACCCAGATTACAGTACCCCCTCCAGGGAGAAACTCCTCAAGGGGTCCCTGAATGTCCGGAGATTGAAGGGCCGGTCCTGGTAAGGAGCCTCCTATGGCAGCAGCTCCTGTTCCAGTGACGTCGAAGGAAACAGCCGAGGGGGCGCTGAGGAAGCTGGGGGATCAGGCCGAGGCTGTCATTTCCGGGCTGGTACAATCCTACATTCAAACACACCCAAAGCCACAGGGAGATGCACAGGCCTGGTACTGGGAGATGGCCAGATCCATCTACCCTGAGGCTGAGGCCCAATTGGGAGACTTCAAGAGGTCGCTGGAAACACTCCAGTCCCAATTTGACGGACAGGTGTTCCCTTACAAGAATTTCGACGACTTCTTTGTGGCAGTTGTGCAGCAGCAGGTTGGGGAATCCACAGAGCAAACCCAAACGGAAACACAGGAGAAGGAGGGGGCTCCGGGTCAGGCCAAAACGGAAACGCAGGAGAAGAAAGAGACAAAGGAGACCCAGCAAAAGACACAGGCCCCATCCAAGGGTGAGAAGGCTTCCCTCTCCTACGTTGTGCAGTACCTCTACGAGGCATACCGGGATATCTATCTGGAAAAGGCCTCTGCTGCAATGTTTCAGATCCTCTACGCCTACCAGAAAAAAATCAAGAATACCTGGATCGAACTCTTCACTGGAAAGCCATACTCCCCTGGTGGGGAGACAAGAAGCGAGCGCTTCGGGTGGCCCCAGGAAATTCCGGAGTTCATTGCTCTGGCTCTGGGACCTGTCTCGGTATTCCGGTCTCGCTACAAGACGCTGCCTGAGCAGGCTAGGGCGGCAGCAAACAACCGGAAGATTGCAGACTCTGTTCCCTTTGTCCAGACCTACGGGCCTGAGGCCCTGAAGGAAGCCATTGCACTGACTATCCAGCATCTGAGGGGCATCACGCCGGAGGAGACTCGTTTCCTTATCAAAAATGCTTTGGCTGTGCTGGCTGGGAAGGCCCCGAAAGCCCCTCGTCCCAGAGACCCCAATCTCATTGAAAGAGCCAGAAATCTGGTTCAGCAGGAGGGAGGAAACCCCTCTGATGCAAGGCTAGTAACAGAGAAGGCCAGGGAATTGCTGGAAGAGTATGAGAGCGACTACCCCTCTATTCATCTTCCTCCCGTAACCAGACTCCTCTTTGAGGTAGCTTACCAGCAATACGGAGAGTCCACCCAGAAGGCGGCCTCCCAATTGGGACTCTGGCCCGCATTTCTAGGGGTTCGTCTACTCGGATCGCTAGGAGACCAAGGTGGCGTTGAAAACGATGCCCACAAGTACCTTCCGGAGGTTTCTTCAGGCCATTATCCGCGTCCCAAAGGGAGAGGCCAGCAGGATAAACTCCGAGCTCGACAAACTCGGCAGAGATGAGGTGAGAGTGGAGGCGACAGGGCTTCCACGGAAGAACGAGGTGCATAGGGGGACTAGGGTTCTGTCCCTGACCTATAGGTGGTCCGAGCGAGACCAGGCTTACTACGCTTTTGTGTTGGGGTATAATTTGAGCACTGGGGAGGTAGTAACGGTGCCTTGGAGGCACCTATCTGGAGGCCACCCGTGAGAAGGAAGTGCAGACAGTTTCATGCCCTCTACCAGCCTTACAGAAGCCGGGACATCCAGTATTCCCCAGAGGGAATCACTCCAGATGTAGGCCCCTATACAGCTCCGCCCAGTGATTACTACCAGTACATGAGGACACCCAGCCAGCTAGAGCTGCTGAATTTGCCTCCTTCTACCAACACCAACATTGTCCGCTATAGGCCTCCTCTCCCCTCGGGGCAGGACCCCTCTAGCAGGGAGTGGGAGAGCGAGAGACCCCAATCCGAGGTTGAGGGCGACCCCCAGTTCTTGGATGACAACCAGCCCCAGTTGTCCTTTCCTGTCGTACACCGTAGGTTTCGTAAGAAATAGATCATTGGAGTTTTCATGGCTACACGAAAGAAAGGATCAAAACCCCAGCCCGTGGATAGGGGGAGGACGACACTATCCGCCGTCCGGAAGGCTGCACAGGGATTGGATCCGATGGGGCGCCAAGCCGTGCTCCAGGGAAGTGCCCGCTACCTGAGAGCCCAAAAGGCGCAGGCAATGTTCCGTAAGGGGGATACCTCCTACCCAACGTTGGCAGGGGCTGTGATGACCACAACGGGGAACGGGATTGCCTATGGTAGTCCCCAGTGGTACAACCCCCTTATTGGCTCACAGGATAAATACTACTTTCCTGCCTCTCAGGAGAGGCAGAATACGATCTGGAGAACCTACTACGAGATGGACCCTGTGGTCGGGTCCGCTACAGACCTCTTCTCGGACCTTCCTTGGAGTGATTTTTCCCTCTCTGGTATAGAGGACAAATCTATTCTTCACATCTACGAAGATTGCCTCAATAAGTTGAATCTCCTCACCATTCTCCCAGGGATGACCAAGGAATTGATCATGAAGGGGAAGGTTATTCCACATCTCATATTCTCCAACACACTGGGGTACTGGGTCCATTGCGCCGTGCACGACCCCAGCTATGTGGGTGTACAGGGAAGAGGAATAGCTGGGGCACCTCCCCTGTTGGACCTCATTCCGACACCAGAAATGCAGTGGATGGCCAAAAGCAATGACCCAAGAATGGTGGAATTCCGAAGGAATTTGCCACAGGAGGTCCTTCTCCAAATCTTAGCCGGGCAACCCATCCCCCTGAAGGACATCAATGTAACGTACATTGCCAGAAAGACCTGCCTCTACGATGTTATGGGCACGTCTCTCTATACACGGCTCTTTCAGGTGATGATGTATGCCGATGCGATATGGAATGCTGCCCTAGCCGTAGCAAGACGAAACGCCGTCCCATTGAGGGTTTTCAAATTGGGGGACCCTCAGAGCGGATGGTTTCCTGACCAAGGTGACTACGACTCCTTCTTAGCACAACTGGAGCAGGCGGAGCTGGACCCTGCCGCCATTCTCATCTATCATTTCGGTCTCGATATTGAGTACGTGGGGACATCGGATAAGTTCCTGAAAATTTCGGACGAGAGTGAATTCATTACGAAGCAGAAGCTGGCTGCACTCGGTGTTCCAGAATCCATCCTGGGAGGAGAAACCACCTTCAGCTCTGCTGATGCCGGTCTCCAGGTGATGATTGAGAGGCTTGCCGCCCTCCGGCAGAAGTTTGTCAGGGAGTGGATTATCCCCAAAGTGCTGAAGCCTATAGCTATCGCTAACGAGTTCTACAAGAGCTCACCACTGGAGGCCCTCACTAGGATTCGTAGGGGATTGCCTATCAAGACAGAGGATGATCTCGTGATTCCAACGATTAGATGGAACAAGAGCTTGGAAGTACGAGACTCCTTCCTACTGGATGTTTACAAGGACCTCATGAATCGGGGATTCGTGAGCAACAAGACGTATGCCTCCATGGCTGGAGGAATTGATCTGGATTCCGAGGTGGAGAATCTGGCGGAGGACAAGCGCCTGCAAGATAGGGCGAGGGAGATTCTGGGAGAGGACAAAGCCACACAGGAGGCCAACAAGAGGTCAGCTTCACTGCTGAAGGGTGTTGCGGACCTTCTGAAATCCGGGAGAACGGATGTGGAGGGTCTGGATCATCTATCTGGAACCAACCTGGAGGCCCTCCCTAGAACACTGGAGTCCCTGGGTGTGAGGGACGCAGGAACCTTAATTGAGAGGATATCGTCTGCTGTGGGGAAGGAGAAAGAGCGAACTTTCTCCAGTCAGGATATTAACTCTCCCACATCAGCCAATCTGTGGTCTGGCGTTTAACTTGCGTGGAGACGGAGCATTTATACTGAGATCTGGAGGCGACGATGGTACCCTATATCCTAGGCACTACCCGATCGGGGCGGAGGTTGATTCGAGACGCCAGGGGGCGTCTCCGAAAGACTGGACTATCCAGGCACGCGATTGTGGAGAACGTCCGGATTGTGGAGATGAGGGAATCGACAATCGGAATGGAGAAGATCACCTATAACCCTGAGGCAGACACGCTCACAGGGAGGATTCAATTCCAGGTGACACCCTACATTCCGGAGGCTGACCTAAATTCCACTGGAGAACTGACCCGAAAGTCCGTCTACTACGGTGTGATTCTCACTGCACTGCTCAAGTTCCTGAACAAGAACTTCCGGAACTTTACCGACCCCTCTGGGAACGAGTTCATGAACCTTGGATGGGACCCCTCTGATGTGAAATCCATCCAGATGACAAGCGAGACCTTTGGTTACGCTGAGGTACAGCACCCCGATGCATCGGTCAACTCCATGAATCTGACTATGGAGGCTAAACTCGTTCGGTCTCGGCACAGAAGGCTACTGGCTTTTCGTAGGAAGCTGGCCAGAAAGCGGGTGTCCCCCATTAAGCGGGTCTGGTAGCAAGGAGATTAGAAGTGAAAACCCTGCTGGCCAGGCTTGCTCTAATAGCCACAGATGACCCACTAGAGAAGAGCCCATCCGATGAGGCATTCTCGATCTATACAGGATGGCTGCACCACTGTTTAGCACTGGTGGACCAGGATCGTATGCAGGGATATTCAAGCTATCTATCCACCCTAACCCCTGAGGAGCAGGAGAGATTTAGGGGCCTCTCGGAGGAGGAGCAGAAGGACCAGGTATTTGACAGCCTCCTTACCGACAAGGAGGCCCTTCTGGCCTTCTCCGAGCCCCTCTACACAGGGTCACCCTCTGCCAGTGCAATCCTTGCCGAGCTAAAAAAGTACATTCGGGCCACTCCATCCGAATCACCAATTTGAATCTACAGATAAATCAGTTACTTACAGTTTCATGCCTCCTCCTTACTGGGAGGAGGCCTCTCCCAGTAGACTTCCAGTGAGGAGGAGGCCATGCCCTTCCGTAAAACTGGTGAGTCTATCCGACAAATTCCAACACCTGTTCAGGCTCCCGAACCGTGCCCAGCCTGCCATACGGTGCATACCGGGTCCTGCCCGCAACAGAAGAGAGCCCAATCCAACGGAGCCACCCATGTTCCACCGAACAGCCAGCAGTGACCTAGAAGCTGTATACGGACCCTACAAAGACTTTCAGCGCAGGGTAGCTTCCAATCCTCAATCCAAGTCCAACCTAGTCGATATTTTCCCCTTCTTCACCAACCTGATTCGGGGGATGGCCCGAACGTACGACATCAGCGATGACCCAGCTAACTATGTCTTTGCCCAAGTCAGGGCGCTGCATGCCGATAAGGTCAACGGGAATGGAGACAGGGCTAGGACCTCTGAACTCATCCAGTACAGGCCCAACCTTGGGACGTTCGTGTATCTGTCCTTTGTGGGAAAGCCCCATCTGGAGGAGCATGATGCCACAGATGTTCGGACTAGCCACGGGATACTTGTCCACTCCACACTGGATTTGTCGGACCCAGCCAGGCCAGTGAGGGTTCTGCTCGCTGTGGACAAGAAAAAGGACAAGGAGTATGCCGACAATCTCCAGGCTGGTAGATCATTTGCGTATAGCATGGGCTGTTTAGCACAGTACTGCCAATGCGATTTCTGCAAGAATATTGCTACAACTGACGAGGAGTGGTGTGAGCACATGCGCCACCACAAGGGCCGGTATGTGAAGGGTCAGCTCATGTCTGAGTCCATGTACGGAGTGGAGTACGAGGAACTCAGCCGGGTAGCCTCCCCAGCCGACAAGGGAGCCGTTCGGGAAAGGGTGCTTAGCACCGCGTCTCCAGCTATGGAGTCAGTCCGGATGACCCTCAGAAGCGTACTGGGATCTCTGCCCAGAGGAGGTTTGCTGTGAGCTTTCTTCGGCACCGCGCAGAGGATCCGCTGGCCGATATCGGCCAAAAACTTTCGGACGCCATTAAGCAGAAGAACGAATCTCCAAAGGAATCTCCTCCTGCAAAGGAGAAATCGGATAGTGCCCCCCCGGAGAACGCTCCACAGGAAACTGCTCCCTCAGAGCCTCCGGGTGGCGGGTCTGGGGTACCTGCTCTCCAGCTTCCCTCCCTCCCAACGGTTCCAGCAATGGAGGAGCCACCAGCTCTTCCTCCTTCTCAGGAGACGGAATCCCAGCCCTCTCTCCAAGAGATGGCTGAGGATCTAGGAGAGCTCAAACAGAGTATCAAGGAATTGGTCGATGGGCTCAAGGAGACCATCGTAACATCCGCGCCGCCTGGACAGGCCAGTCTGTCCAATAACTCACAGAAGGAGAGCTTGGATGGAGGGAATCTAGACTTTGGACTGCAACCCACTAATCAGCACCCGTTCACACGTCCTATCGCCAGTCAGAGGAGACCATCAATGCTAAAAAAGCATAAGATGGCGGCTAGAAAGGCCTTTCCTGTTCGGCGTGCGGAAGACGGCGTTACTAAGATTCCTCCCGAGAGCCTGGAGAGTCTGATGGAGGAGTCAACTCCCAAAGTCAAGGGGGAGAAGCCCTTCGTGAAGAGCCCCCCCAAGCTGACCACGGAGAAAGAGGTCGAAAACGCTGTCTCCCAGTCGAAGAAGGAAGAAGGCCTTCCGGAGCTGCTGTACCCGCAGGCTTCGGAGCTTAGGGCCGCTAGGAAAGCCAGGCTAGGACTGGATTTCCAGGGGTACATGAAACTGAGTCAGGAGGCAAAGAGCACCCTCTTCGGAGCAGCCGAGCGTAAAGCCTCCGATATGGCGGCCCTCAGGGTGGCTCGCTACTACCGGGCCACGGAGCTGGCCCATCAGGCACAGGAGAGAGGAATCGTCGATTTCCCTCTGCACACGCTCCTCTCGTCCCGCTTGGCTACACTGGGTGTGCCTGATGCTGAATTGGTTGCGGCCGATGTCCTGGAGGGTGCCTCCGATGCCTCCTTCAAGGCCGCCCATGAGGCTGCCCTCAAATATCTGGCCATGGATGACGCGAGTTTCCTGAACGTCCAGGCCACCATCGCATCTACCCCCACACTGAATGCCCGGGGCGGATACATGACGGATCGGTCAAAGAAGGCCCAGATTGTCCGGAAGGAGGCTTCCGAAGGAAGCATTCAGCTGCAGGCATCGGGCCCCACTGGTCTTGAGTCTCTCCGGGAGGTCGTCCGGAGAGGAACCCCCCGTCCCCCGTCCCTCTCTCGCTAAGGAGAAACAGAGATGATTAACCAGAGGCTCTCGCAACTTAACGGCAACCGCCTCGGGACGTTCAAGGCTGCCCCCTCCTCTGCATGGGAGCAGGGGATGGTAGCCACGATCGGTCCCACGGGCCTGACTGTTGCCGGGACTACTGGGTGGCCCTTTGGCATCTTCATGGGAAACCACCAGAATGCCATGACCCGGGCCATCTACGGTGAGATCTACGGTCCCATCGATTACTCAGGCGTAGGGGGTGCTACTCCCTCCGTCACGCTGACCCACAGCAACCTCGTTGCCGGTGCGTACATCGTCTTCGCCGGTTCTACGGTGCTCACTCCCGGTACAGACTACACGCTCAACACCTCCACTGGTATCCTGACGGCTGTAGCCTCCGGGAGATTGGATAGCCACAGTGCTTCCTACGCCAATGGGGGAATGATCTCCATCAACTACCGGTATAACATGACCGTCGCGGAACTGAATGGCTTCCTCGACAACAAGGGTCAGGTGATCGGCGGCCCCGGTATGGCGAACAATTTTGATGAGGTCCTTGTTTCCGGAGAGACGACGGTAGCCTTCGACGGCAACATCATCTACACGGACCAGTACGACACCTCCATCAACTGGACCTCCGCACTCAATGCTCAACTGTTTTCCAATGCGAACTCTCAGCTCACTACGGTTAACACTGGAGGACAGATCCAGGTTGGCCGTGTCATTGCACTCCCGACGGCGACTCAGCCCTGGCTGGGAATCGTCATCACTGGCCGGTAAGAGGAGGATGAGACCATGAACTTTAGCGGAATGTCACTTCGATCCTCCGAGGCCTTCAATCCCCCAGCCCTAGGCGGGGGTGACTCCTTCGACTCGAAGGGTGAATTGAATGCCTGGAGTAAGCAGGACGCTGTTGCCCAACTCAGCAATGTGCTCTCCTACCTCACGGCCAACCAGGAGGGCCGAATTTCGCGGACTGCGAAATCACTCACTGCTGCCCAGAGGCAGGAGTATTTTACGGCTGTTCGTACGGCTCTGGAATCCGGTGAGGAAGGAATGCGGATGGTGGGGCAGGAATTGCTGAACCCCATCCGGGAAGTGCTTGACTACGACGGGTACAGCCGAAAGGTTCTGGCTCCCCGCGAAATCGGGCCCGGCGAGATCCCACGGTACGACCGGGATGCTTACACGACTGCTTGGGTCGTGGGCCCGGACGGGATCACGCCTGAGAGCCGTGTTACCGGGCGCTACTACTATCCTCCTGAGTACATGGTGACGGCATACGCCACCCTGAACATCACGGACATCTACCAGATGCAGTATGACAGCCTGGCTCGTACGCAGGACCGTACTGCACAGGCGGTGATGTTCAAGGAAGACAGCGGCCTCATCAATATGCTCAATAGCGCTGCCACCACCGTGAATAGTCCGGTGTACGTGTCGCAGTTCGACTGGAACGCCCTCTTTAACCTCCGGTACCAGATCGAGAAGAACCGGCTACCCTGCGATAAGTTCCTCATCAACATGTCCGAAATCCGGGATATGATGATCTACATCAACTACCAGCACATGGACCCTGTGACCATGCGGGAGCTCATCCTCAAGGGTTACATCGGGAACATCGCTGGTGTGCAGATCATTGCCAACGCTGGTAACGGAATCTTCGAGCCGGTCCCCCCGGGCACCGTGTACGCCGTAAGCCGCCCAGAGTACGTCGGCGGTATGCCCATCCGGGTCCCGCTCCAGACCGAACCCATCAACCGCTTCCTCCTGGGAGAGCCAATTAAAGGCTGGTTCTTCTACGAGATGATTTCTCAAGTCGTACTCAACCCCCGTGGCGTGGCCATGGCCGTCAAGCTGTAACCGAGCCGGAGAGGGGGAGAAATCCCCCTCTCCTCCCTCAGAGGAGAACCCCTATGACTAAGATCAAGGCGACAGAACGGAAACTCGTCGCACGGGTGGTCCTGCTCGCACTGGCTCGGCGAGTGGATAGGATGGCTGAGGCATACGAGCAGGAGGGAAAGATCCATCTCAGCCAGCAGGCCGACCTCACAGCACACAAGCTGTACAGGGCTCTGGACGAGGCCGAGGAGACCCTTGGCGAGCCGGAACTGACTGAGGAGGAGCTCAAGGACACGCTGACCTCCGTACTGGACCTCACTGAGGAAAGCAAGGCCCTCATTGAGGAGGCTCTCGGTGAGGAGGCTGCCCACGAGGAGGCCGACAAGGAAGAGGAAGAAGAAGAGGAAGAAGAAGAGGAAGAAGAAGAGGAAGAAGAAGAGGAAGAAGAGGAAGAAGAGGAAGAAGAAGAGGAGGAAGAAGAGGAACCCGAGGAACTAGAAGAGGAGGAGTTCCCAGAGTTCCAGAAGTCCCGACGAGAGGAGTTCCCTGTTATGGGGTCCTCCAGGGTACGGAAGTCCAATTCCAAGGTAGCCAAAGCTCCAGTCAGGCGGGGGTACCGAATCCAGGCTATTCGATAGGCCCCAGAAGGAGATGTAGGTATGGTAACTCAACGCAATGACCTCTATACGATGTTAGCTCAGGGCCAGGAGATCTGGGCGCAGAACCGGACTAGCCCGCTAGGTGTTCTTGTGGCCACTATGGCCAGCGGGAAGTCCTATCTGTTCCCAGCCTCCAAGGACCCGGTCTGTCTCTCGGTTCTCTTTACCGATGACGACCTGCGAAAGAGCCCAGACCTCCGTAATCTGACCACGAAAAATGCGCTGGTCCTTCTCACAAGGGAGCAGGCAAGTTCGTACTTCCGGGCAGTAGGGAAGCCCCTTGCTCCAGAGCCCCCTCAAAAACCCAATGTTGTCCAGGAGGTGATTAAGAGCAACCCTGAGGAGGAACCCCTCTCGGAGGCTACAGCTTCCGCTCCCAAGGCATCCCCTAAAGTGATCCAGTTGGCGGCTAATCTACAGCATCCCAGTCTCAGCGATGAGGATGTGATTGAGGCCATCAAGGAGGAGTTGCCCTCCATGGAATCAACGGATGTGGCCTATCTCCTCACTATGGTCAGCCGAAAGTCCGTTAAACAGTGGTTGGCGCATGTGATGATCGCGGATGAGGCTGGGGAGTCCAGTGAGCCCATTGAGGCCGCCCAGACCGGGGACGACCTCAATGAGGCTACAGAGGGGACTACCGAAACGGGTAGTTCTGCTGCCCGGGCATCCAAATCTCGAAAGATGGTCAGGAAGGTCGGTGCCTAGCACAACTTACGTTGAGGGCGATCTGGAGGTCGCCGCCTATCTGGAGTTCCGGGGATTCCGATGTGTCGATACCCATTACGAGCAAGGAAAGCAGTACAAGTTCCTGTTCGAGGACCCAGAGGGGCGATGCCCGTCTGTGGCGATGGAGTTCCTAGTCTCGGACGAGAAGAGGTACGCGGATGCCTTGGTCAGTATGCGGCGTCGGCTCGCTATCCAGAAGAGTGCCTGGTCCTCCAAGGCTAGAAAATAGTGACTCCAACCCGGTCAGTATGAGAGGGGCCTTCGGGCCCCTCTTACTTTCTCCGACAAGTGGGGTGGAGACTACACCCTCGGGAGTGTGCTGTGCGGATAGGCGGAGCTACCTACTACATCCCGCAATATGGAGTGAGCTGGGGCTCTCTCCGGGTCTACTATATCCTCTGGGGAGTCGACTCAACTGGAGCAATGATACAGACCCCTCCTAGCCAGTACACTATCTCTGGTTCTGTCCGTAAGAATTCCATGTATATGCCTTTAATAAAGGAGATTTCTCCTGTCTCCGCTGGTGAAGACGGGTTTTTCTCTGGGTCTGTAGGTATTTCGTGGGATGTGGGATCTCCCTCTGTGGAACCGGAGAAGATGCTGGTCCTGCAATTCCAGGGAGACGAGAATACGCTTACACTTCCTCCAAAGAGACTGCCCTATCCTATGGGTGCATGGGCGCAGGTGTACCTCGATGCCTGCAAGCTAGGAGTGCTGACGATGGCAGACCAGTACGAGCCTCTGGATGTAGTGGTAAACAGTATTGTGGATACTATCCGAAACGGTCTTCAGGTTGTCCCCGGGCAGAGTCAGTCCTTCTACTCGCAGACAGCCCCTGCTAGTGGAGGAAGCTGGGGGGATCCTGTCTCTTTCGGCTTTGAGTGTGTGGGATTCAAGGTCTACAACTACGGAACAGTCCCTGTGTTCTTTTCGCTGGATGGACTGAACACACATGGATTTATCCCTGCTGGAAGCGTCTCCTGGTACGACTTTCGGAGGACGAGTCAAATCTACTTCCAGGCAGCAACCTCAGACCCCCAGCTCTTTGTGGAGGCATGGTAATGTCCGGACAGTCCCCACTCTATCCAACACTGCCCACACCACCCCCTGTCCCATCTGGCATTGCCTACGAGGTACAGAGTGTCTCTCAGGGAATTCCCTCCCCCCTGATTGCTGGCCTTTCCTGGATTGTCCCCCCCACATCACCCTATGCCCCTTGGGCGAATCAGGCCAACGCCATTGCAGTATACGGAATCTACGGAGACTGGACCTTCCTTACTCCTCCTGCCTCAGGGGGAGCACTGGCATGGGTACTGGACGCACAGGATTTCTACGTATGGAACGGCAGTTCCTGGGGGGCTTTAGGCTACACCCTCCCAGCAGGTCTCAGCGGGGAATTGCAGGCTAACCAAGACGGTGTCTTTGGTGCAGTTCCCAATTCCTCTGTGGACTTTGTGAGCGGAAATGTCAATTTAGCCAGCATAAATGGGGTCACGCTGGCAGCCAGCGGAGGAACTTCCCTCACGCTGACAGGCTCTGCATCCCTCTCCGGGGTCAATACCGGCGACGAGACACAAGCGAGCATTGAGGAGAAGCTGGGGGCAGCCTCCGCCTCCTCCAACGGGTACCTGCTAGCCCAAGATTGGGAGAATTTCAATAGCAAGTTGGGGTCAGTCGCTGTCTCAGCCCCTCTAGGGGGTCTAGGAACGGCGTTGGACCCTCTTACGGTAGATCTATCAAGCCTGATGCCTTTCGTGGCTCCTGTGGCCTCTGGGAACGTATTAACGGATACAGGGTCGGGGTGGGAGAGCCTTCCTCCGGGTAGCTTGTCCTACGTCACCTACTGGGGCCAGATTCACGGCCTCCTCTCCAATCAGAGCGACCTGCAGACAGCGCTAGACGCTAAACTCACACCCCCTGCTACAGGGGTAGGGTGGTTGCACAGGGACGCACTGGATAATTATGCTTTCACGTCTCCTACCGTAGCTGATACGGGACTTAGTACAGACGGAACGCTCACGCTCCAGGGAGAAACGCTGGGGCTCAATCTAAGTAACCCGAACACCTGGACTGCACACCAGACCTTTCAGGGGGGCCTGACGGCGGATGTGACCGGTACCCTCTTCGGGGGAGCCACCGGGAATATTCCCTATGTGGCCCCTGGCCCGTCCCAGAATGTGCTCATGTCCAACGGGACCGAGTGGGTCAGCGCTGCTCCTACGGTCTATATCCCACCCTATACCGGGAGCTCTCCAGGTCTGGTTCCTCAGGGAGTAGGAGGTACGCAGAATTTCCTTCGGGAGGACGGAAGCTGGAGCCCTACTGCAGCATCCGTATGGGGAAACATTACAGGTACTCTATCCAATCAGAGTGACCTGCAGGCAGCTCTAAACGGAAAGCAGAACTCTCTAGTACTGGGAAATCTGACAGCCGACTCCCCTGTACAGGTAACAGGAGGTTCGGGAGCTGTCGTAGGGTCGGGTGTATCCATCTCTGTCCCTGTATTCTCTGGATCTACACCGGGTCTCACTCCAGCTTCCACAGGAGGTACGACAAATTTCCTAAGAGCTGACGGAACTTGGGCCACATCCGTGACCAGTGTAGGACTATCTTTACCTACCATTTTCAGTGTCTCGGGATCTCCAGTCACCAGCTCAGGTACTCTGACAGCTACTCTGGCATCAGAGTCAGCTAATACCGTATTTGCTGCACCTAGCGGAGCTGCTGGGGTACCCTCTTTCCGGAGCTTGACAGCAGCCGATATCCCCCAATTGAATTACATGGCTACTGTATCTCCAGGGGGTTCAGGAAACGTTCTCACTTCCAATGGCACAGTCTGGACTAGTGCAGTACCGAGTGTTGCGTGGGGAAACATTACAGGTACTCTATCCAATCAGAGTGACCTAAGCACAGCCCTAGCAGGGAAAGAGCCCTCTATTGCGTCTGGCACCACGAGCCAGTACTGGCGTGGTGACAAGACATGGCAGAACCTGACTGCTGCCGCAGTCGGCTTGGGTAACGTACTGAATCAGCCCCAGATTACAGGCTCCACTGATTCTACACTCAAACAGACTGGGAGCACACTGGCTGTCAACCTAGCCAACCCCAATACTTGGACTGGAGTACAAACCTTCAGTGGAGGTTTGGTGGGGGATCTTAGTGGTACGGCCTCAGGCAATATCCCTATGGTGACTCCAGGGGGCTCAGGAAACGTTCTCACTTCCAATGGGTCAGTCTGGACTAGTGCAGTACCTAGTGTTGTATGGGGCAACATTACAGGTACTCTATCCAATCAGAGTGACCTAAGCACAGCCCTAGAAGGGAAAGAGCCCTCTATTGCTTCAGGTACTACTGCTCAGTATTGGAGAGGCGATAAAACGTGGCAGAACC